GGTGCTGCAACTACTGGTTCGTCGTCTTCGAAATCATCAATATCGTCAAATTCTTCTGTCATGGAGTCTCCTAAATAGGGTTTCTAATAGTGTAACAGAAATTTGTTACATAGTCAAGGGTTTCAGCATAAAAGCATGTGTTTATTCTAGTGGTAAATAAGCAAGATAGGAGAATATTAAAATGCCAGATTTTCGAGCTAGATTACAACCAAAAAATTCCGCAAATGCAAATGATATTCTCGGCCCACGGGATAATTCCAATATCTTATTTCCTTTGTACCAAACAAACGGAGTCCTTTTTCCTTACACACCATCTGTATCTGGTGGAAATGTTGCGGAATACGACCAGTCGGCTTTTATCCATACAAACTACGGATATAATTCGTACATACGTTCTTATCCGAAACCCATTTCCATCTCTGCTGAGTTCACTGCCCAATCTAACGATGAAGCATTATATTTATTAGCAGTTTTACACTTCTTTAGATCAGTCACAAAATCGTACTTCGGTGTTAATCCTTATAATAAAGCAGGTACTCCGCCACCGGTATTGATATTTAATTACCTTGGTGAATATCAATTTAATAATGTGCCAGTATTAGTGAAATCCTTTGATTATACCTATGATGCTAATATCGATTATGTACCAGTATTTACCGGTCCTGCACGAAGCGTAAATTCAGAATACTCAGCTAATATTGGTGTCTCTTTACCTGCGGGTTCTAGTAACGGGTATTCATATGTCCCGACACACTTAAATGTATCGATAGAACTTGATACTCAATATACACCAATAACACTAAGAAATAAATTTAATCTTGATAAGTTTCGTAGTGGAAAATTAATCAATAACGGATATATTTAAATCATGGCACAAAATTCTAAAGACTCAAGTCAGTACTTACTGACACCAATAAAAGATTGGTACCTAGACATCATGGTTCCGCGATCCGTACCAAAAAGTGATTTCGATGAATTAGCAATCATACCGCCTGCCTATGATCAGCGTCCAGATTTAATGAGTCAAGAAAAGTACGGGACGCCGCGCCTATGGTGGGTCTTTGCAGTTAGAAATCCCGATTTAATTAACGACCCGATTCAAGACTTTGTAGCGGGCTTAGAAATTTTCATCCCAATTAACATTCTTAAGAACTAATGGCTAATAAAGATTTTATGGGGGCAAAAGTACCTCCAAGAATAACCGAAGTCCTACCTCCAGGATTAACAACCGGTGATTTTTCACGAATGGATCGCACCGGCGTCGTTAATGGATTAACAACCGGTGATTTTTCACGAATGGATCGTGGTCTCCCATCTGGCTTAACAACCGGTGATTTTTCACGACTAGATCGAAGTGCAAATAGTACCTATCTACATGACACGAATAATATCGTAACATCGCCAAATGATGCTGCTTTAAATTTACAATTCGAGCCAAATATTTTAGATAATTATGATACTATTACATATCATTGGAAGTTATTTATTGTTCCGCCTGCAGTTACAAGTTCGGGTAATGTGATGAATTTAAGCACACAATCAATCATTGTAGAAAGCGGTGTCACAGATTTGACTATTGATAAAGTTGATCTTCGGTTTTTAACAACACCATCGGTTGAGAGTGGTACAGGTGTTCTTACTAATGTAAAATTTGAAATTGTCGAACCTGCGGGTGCCGGCCTAATTGATAAGATGTTCTATCAGTCGGTAGCTCTAGGTATCGGAAACTGGCATGTTATGCCGTGTTATTTACAATTAGAATTCAGGGGTCGTGATGCAGAATCATCGAATGCAGAAAGTGGCGCACCAGGATCAATTGGAAACCTAAAATGGATCTGGCCATTGAAAATAGGCGACATCAAAGCTAATGTAACAAATGTCGGAACTCGGTACGATTTTACTGCGATATTGTACAACCAGGTCACACAATCTAATGTGAACTTTTCCTTAAAATACAATGCGGTATTAAACAACTTAACAACATTCTCTAGTGCTATGGCTGAACTAGAAGATAAGTTTAATGCTGACCAATTATTATCTCTTATTAGTAATGCAAGCATTCCGGACGTCTACAAAATTGTAGTTGATCCGAAAATTGCAAATTACAAGATTACACCAGCAAATAGTAATACTAATTCTGTAAGAAGTAATGACTTTGTTTCTTTTGGTGATAAAACTGCATCGTTCAACGTCGGTACAAGTATAGATAAAATTATCGATTCCTTACTTTCAAATACTGATGAATATCAAAAGGGCGTAGTTGGCGCAATGACGCCAGGTGGCGAAGGTGTGCCAATGAATTCAGAGATTAGCCAGATGAAGAAATTCTGGCGTATTATTACTGAAGCAAGACCTTTACAATTCGATAAGAGACGTCAAAATAACGCAAATGAATTTACAATTTTTGTTGTTGAATATGACATTGGTATTCTAGATTCGAATACATCGCAAACAAACGCAGGTCCTGCAACTAGAGAAGCAAGTAGAAAACGTTTAGCAACTTATGCGAAGAAGAGTATTTTAAAGAAGAAGTATAGTTACATCTTTACAGGGCTCAATGATCAGATTCTTAATTTTGATTTGAATTTAAATTGTGCATTCGGCGCGGCAGCGGCAAGGTTGGGCGGCGTCTATTCAAATTCAGCTATGGCTGATAAGGGTGTTGTTAACCAGAATAACTCGGTCGAAGAAGCTGCTGTTACTAAAAAATTAACTGATGCAATTTCTTTTCAAAATAATGCTTTGACTGCAGATTCAGTCGAAGGTCGTGCATCTGTTACAGAGGCTCGAAACTCTATTGTTGGATCGGAACTCTCTCCAGAAACAAAAGCACGATATCTTAAGATACTTGAAAAATCAAAACCAGAAAATAGATTAATTTATTTAAAAGAAGTTGGCGCTGCAGGCGGTATTGACAACGATGCTGAATTGGCACGGGTTAGATCGACGTCAACAAATATAGCGAGACCCGTTTCTGATTTCGTCGGTACATTTGTATCTGATGTCGATATTAATGGACAATTAGCAAAAGACACGTATCAAGCATTCCTTGACTCAACTCAGGGAAAGCTTCGACCAATTGCATTTTATGAAACTGTTCAAGATCGTGCAGTCGGGCTCGGAGTAGAATCAAATAGCAATTCAGGTATACAAAAATTATCTAGTATGTTTTCGGTAGCATTACATTCTGGCCTAGATGCATCTTTGCAAAAGATTAAGATGACAATTAAAGGTGATCCTTTCTGGTTATTCCCTCAGCCTGTTGCCGATAATAATCATCAGATGTTTAATTCTTTAAAACCAGTAAACGAAGCCCTTGCCCATATAAAACAAGGACATTTCAACATAACTGACTCTGTGAACATATATGGTTCAGATAATTTTATTGTTATTCGATTTAGGACTCCTCGCATCTTTAGCATTGATTCTAATGTTGAAGATAGTACAAATGCATTTAACGAAGTTGAAACTTTTAGTGGTGTTTATAAAGTTGTAGTTATTACAAGTCATTTCGAGGCAGGTAAATTTACTCAAGAACTTGAATGTATCTTAGATCCTGAAATTCGTTTATTAGATTTTATGAACGAAATTGAAGCCGATGCATCTGTGCCAGATTTCCCAGCGTCTCCAGAAGACCTAACTTTTAGAAAAAATGTAATACCTACATCGGCGATTAAGACATCGAAAATTGCCGGCGCGGTAACAGAACAAATTCAGGGCGTTGATTCTCAAGTTAGAAATCTCGCCGGAGTTGTAAGTCAGACTGGCAGTGAAACTGTTGGCAATGGCATAACAAGACTTCAATCAAATATACCTACAGTGGTGGCTAATATTATACCTGGCCTGCCAAACAAACTTGGATAATTAATGACATATTTAGATGCAAATTCACGCACAGTTAAGACACCGGCAAGTGATCAATTTCAACAACTTGGTCGAGTGTCATCTCTCTTTGGTGTCTTTATGGGCTTCGTTAAAAAAGCCGATGATGTACAGAAGAACGGCCGACTACAAGTATGGATTCCGGAATTCGGTACTGCACCAGAAGAAGTTCAGGGTTGGATAACTGTTAATTATTGTTCTCCGTTTGCTGGAGCAACAAACGTTGACACAATCGGAAAATCAGACATTCAGGGTTTTGATTCAACTCAGACATCCTACGGAATGTGGATGGTACCGCCCGACATTAATAATGCTGTCCTTGTTATGTTTATCAACGGCGATCCATCGAAAGGTATTTGGATCGGTGGGTTATATAATCAGTTCATGAATAACATGGTACCTGGTATGGCTGCCAGCACAAATAACTATCAGTATCAGGGTAAGAATGTCCCTGTAGCTGAATATAATAAAAACGATACTAGAATTACTTTGCCGGACCAGGCCACCAAACCTTATCAGAAAACAAAATTCGAAGGTTTGGGAAACCAAGGATTAATCAACGATCCGACTCGTGGTGTTACTTCTTCTAGTGCGCGACGCGAAGCACCAAGTAAGGTATTTGGTATTCTTACTCCGGGACCAGCAATTGAGAAAAATGTCGACGCTAATAAGGTTAGACGAAAAGGCGGTTCTGCATTTATTATGGATGATTCGGAAGAAAGCGAATATATTCAATTTACAACTAAGTCCGGTGCGCAAATTAATATCAACGAAACAAATGGTTTTGTATATTTGATTAACAGGGACGGTACTAGTTGGGTCCAAATGGATCAAAAAGGTAATGTAGATATTTTTGGTGCACGTGACATTGCCGTGCGCGCACAAAGAGACATTAGCTTTCGTGCTGATAGAAATATTAATATCGAAGCCGGCCAAAATATATTCATGAAGGCTGCAAAGGACACGGTCGAAGGAACTACAACTTTCACCTATGATGTTAATAATATACCGAAACCCTCTACAATCCCATCATGGGATTATGTCGGCGAAGGCTTAGGTCAAGGCGGTAACATTGTTATGCAAGCTTTGAATAACTGGCAGAGCACTACAAAGAATAGTGCATTTCTAACAGTTACAAATAACAATATGGATATCAAGATCGGTAACGGATTAAAAGTCACAACACAAAATGGTGGACAAGATTTTAATTCAAAGCAAGGTATAAAATTCACAACTGACGCTGCATTTGATTTATCTGCAACTGGCAACATTCGAGTGGGATCGAAAGATATTATTTCAGTAGTTGGCGTCAACGGTATCATTGTCTGCACTAACGAAGATCTAAGTCTTAAGGCTACCGGATCAATTCAAGCCGCGGCGGCTGAAAGTATTTTATTAACGGCTTCAGATTTTGGTGTGACTGCAGATACTTTATTTTCAAGTTCAGTCGGTATTGTCGGGCCAACTCTAGTCGCTGGTGGATTTGCTGCTGGCGGGCCGGTTGCACTAGGCGGAGTTGTTCCAGTTTCTCCACCAGATGAAGCAAACCCGCCAGCGGCCCAAGGTGCATTATCTGCAGCAACTGCATCGCCTGCCGAAACAAAACCAATGAATGATAAGATTAATATTCTTGCAACATGGAGTGATCCTAATTCTAAGTTTAGAAGAAATTCAAAATCAGTTCAGACAACTGTTTCGAGATTGCCTACCTATGAACCGTGTCCAGAACACGAGTCATTTAGTACAGCTTCTATTGCCGGATTTAAACCGATTATAACCGCCGACGATAAAACCTACGAAGGTTCGGCAGGTGCAGGAAATAATGCAACTGTTACACCACCTGCGGCAGTTGATCCAGGCGCCAATAATACTTCGATTGTAAATGATTCTACAACTGACACCGATGTCACAAAGGATATTAATGTTAAAGCACTTCGTTGCCAATTAACAATTCATGAAGGATTAGTAAATAGATCATACCTTGATTCAGTCGGATTGTTAACTGGTGGTATCGGTCATTTATTGCGTGCAAACGAAACGTCTTCATACCCAGTCGGCACACCGATAACTGCTCTGCAGATTGACACCTGGTATTCACAAGATTCTGTTACCGCAATTAAGATTGGTCAAGAATTAATGGGCGATGTCTGGGGAAGTTTATCAGATGTTCGAAAAAGGGCAGTGGCCGATTTAGCTTATAATCTCGGAAAGCCTAGGTTATCGAAATTTGTTAATTTCCTTGCTGCAATGAAGGCACAGAATTTTAGCCGCGCCGGCCAAGAATTGCGAGAATCAAAATGGTATTCGCAAGTAGGTCGTCGTGGCCCAAATATTGTTATGATGGTAGTCCAGGGTGTTGATCCTAATGGCTGCGATAAGAAATTTCCAGGATAATATATGTCATGTAATGCACCAACAATTGTAGTCGGCGGAGTAACAATGTCTACAAACGACTTTGAAAACGCTGCAGAACTTCTTCAGGTTAGTGGAGATCAAGGCGACCCCACACTCGACGAATATGAAGAAAATATCGGCAACGGTAATAACAATGCGAACAGAACAGGAATTCAATTTCCTCCAGCTGTTCAAACCACATTACCTACGCCTAGTCCTATCCCAGCTGAACAAACTTCAACGAAACTTCCGCCTGGCGGAAATGGAGTAGGTGTAACGTGCACAGCGTGGAATGATTC